GTCGTTTTTCATTGTCTCATTGTGTAGCTCATTCTGTTGGGGCATATACCTATTGGTTTGAGAGATTGTATCAAGATGGCAGACTCAAGACATTCTTCATTAGCAAAAAACTGAATCTAGAGAATGATTATAGTGAACAGCCTAAGTTGGCAGAGTTTACTGGATGGATTGACTTTGAAGACCGCCATTTCCTTCATTTCGCACATTTGGTAGACAATAACCTTGCTACTGGCGAGTATCACAATTTCGAGGCTGAATACGCTTATAATCGTCATGTAGAGGTCAAATATAAGAAGTATGCAGAGAGGATGAATGAACTCACTAGCGAGGTCTACGATGCCTTATTTGAGCAGTATGACAAGTATATCGACAAGTTGGAGGAAACGCTTCACAATATCATAGATGGATTTGAGAATGGTTGATTGAATTTTACAATGAGACAGTTTTGAGCGAGGGTAGCAATACTCTCGCTTTTTTTGTTTATATTAGATGATAAAAAGTTATTTTTTATATACTTATAAGAAATAATTTTCATAAAATGGCAAAGAAACAATATTTTGGTATTAAATACCCATTTTTAAGGGATGACTTTCAACATTTTTACGTAGATGCTAACAACAATACGGCTGAAAAGGTTAGAAGTCAGCTAATGCATATTGTGTTTACACCAAAGGGTCAGAGGTTGAGAAATCCAGAGTTTGGAACTGACCTTATTAAATACATTTTTGACCAAAATGATGGTGTGACTTGGGAGGCTGTTAAGACGGAAGTTAGTGAGTCGGTTAATAGGTGGGCAACCAACATAAAACTTAACAATATCCAAGTTGTAAAGAATGAAAACGATGATGCTGAGATATACGTTAGATTGGATTATAGCGTTATCGAAGGAAATAAGGTTACTAATGACAGCGTAGTAGTACAAGTATAAAATGGAAAAGAAGATTAACTATTTGAGTAGAGATTTTTTATCAATTAAAAATGAATTGATTAAATTCAGTAATAAGTATTATCCTGAACTTTCGGATGATTTTGAAGATTCAAGTGTTGGAGCGTGGTTTATTGACCTCGTTTCAGCAGTTGGTGATGACCTTTCTTATCATACAGACCGTATGTATCAAGAAACCAATATCGACAGTGCAAATCTTAAGAGCACAGTCCTTAATATGGCTAGAACCAATGGATTGAAGATTCCAGGACGTAAGTCATCGCTTTGTGAAGTCGAGATAAGTTGTGTTTTACCTCCAAAAGACGGTGCTAATTTGGCATTGCCAGATTGGGATTATGCCCCAATTATGCAGCAGACTAGTATCGTATCAGCAGGCAACTACAACTATCAACTTACCGAAGATGTAAACTTTGGTGAGCAATTCAATAGTGATGGCTATTCAAATAGAAAGATTGTCCCAGCTAGAGACGGTAATGGTAATATCACTGGATATACTGTCACCAAGTCTACTGTTGTTATCAATGGTAACAGTAAGGTATATCGTAAGGTCATTAGTTCAACTGATTTGAAGCCATTTATGGAGATTGTTCTCCCAGAAGAGAATGTGTTGGAAATTGAATCAATCATTTTTAAAGAGACTTCAGATTATTCTACTTCTCCTAGCATTTATGAGTACTTCATTGATGCGGAGGAATATAGAATATCTAAGGATGCTGTCATGACTTATCGTTTTTTCGAATGTGATTCACTTGCAGACCAATGGAGATTTGGAAGCGATGCAAATATTGATAAGTATATAATCCAAGACATCTATAACCCACATAAGTATGAGGATTATACAGAGGGTGGTGGTAAGGATGAAGATACTGTTACCGCTTCTACAAGAACTACAAGATATTATGTTGGAAAGTGGAAGCCATTGACACAAAAATTTATTACAGAATACACAGATAATGGGTATTTGAAAATTATCTTCGGAGCTGGTAATACCTATGAGCAACTTCCAAGTAACCAGACAACATATGCTGATTATATTACTTCAAAGATGGTTAATAATGATATGTTGGGTATTCTTCCAAAGGAAGGTTGGACGATGTATGTCCTTTATCGTGTAGGTGGAGGTACTTCAACGAACTTAGGTCCTGGTGCCATTAACAAAATCACTCTTGCAAACATCGACTGGGGTGGAAACATTGAAAAAACTAGTGGTACTACAAGAGGTGAGGTTATAACTTCTCTTAAGGTTACAAACATATCAACTGCTGTAGCAGGTAAAGATGAACCTTCTGCTGAAGAAATCAAATACCTTATGAAGTATAATACAACAGCGCAGAACCGTGCTGTTACAGTTAAGGATTATAAGGTTAAGTTGATGCAGATGCCAGCTAAGTATGGTGCTCCATTCAGAAGTTGTGTTCTAGAAACCAATAATAAGATTGAAATGGACTTTCTAGGTCTTAACTCTGAAGGACAACTTGATTCAGCACTACCTCAGACACTTGTTGAGAACGTAATCGAGTATATGTCTCATTACAAGCAGATTAACGACTACATCGAGATTAAGAGTGGTAGAATCTACAATATAGGTTTGGCTATTGATGTGTTCATCGATAAGAATTATAACGTTGCCAATGTTATATCGAACATAATCAATAGGGTTACAGATTATTTCGATGTAAGTAATCACGATATGGGTGAGGATATTTTTATCGGAGATTTGGAAAAGGAAATTACTTTACAAGATGGCGTATTGAGTTTGATTTCACTTAGAGTATACAAGTTATGGTATGGCGGTTATTCACCAGATAAATGCCCATTACCAACAAAATCTGTTGGTGGCGCATGCGACTTGTTAGAAGGTAGTCCTTTCACTTTGAAGGATTCAAATGCAATGACTGAGGAAATTGACCTTGATTCGGTTGATAAGGTCTTATACAGCGATTATAACAGTATGTACGAGATAAAACAGCCATCTGTGGATATACAAGTAAGAGTAAGATTAAGATAAATTAATATGTAGTGTTATGGGATGCGGATGCAAAAGAGTAAAGAGTTTTGAAGAAAAACATGGTGTGCCAGAATATGAAAGCCTTAGTGGAAAACTTTTTAGGAATTTCTTGAGGGTTGTATTATTCTTGATTGCTATTGTATTGGCAATCGTTGTTACACCAATTTTAATTTTTGTTACAATATATAAATTAACTTTTGGTAAAGACAATAAGATTACACTGCCAAAGTTTATGAGAAAATACTTAGAGTAATTCATGGATAAAAATTATAGAATACACACTAACATTGCAAGCGATACTATCTTAAATGTCAATATGCAGCAAGACTATGACTTTCTTGAGGTATTGACTATAAAATTAAGACAGAAGGATGCTTATAAATTACACTCTTCCAATTATGGCGTTATAATTGGAAGGGTTCTTGCTAATGATGCGTTTGGTATTCCTAACGCAAAAATCTCTGTGTTTATCGCTAGAGATAATGATGATGCAAGTTTTTTAGAATCAGTTTATCCATATAGTGAGGTTACGAGTAAAGATAAGGATGGAAGGAGATATAATCTACTCCCAGATTATAGTGATGATGATTGTTATAGAATTGTAGGCACATTCCCTAATAAAAGGTTGATGTTGGATAGTGATACATATTTGGAGGTTTACGACAAATATTGGAAGTATTCAACGGTATCAAACAATGCAGGTGACTATATGATTTTCGGTGTCCCAACTGGAAATCAGCAGATTCACGTTGATATTGACCTTTCAGATATTGGTATCTTGTCACAGAAGCCTCGTGACTTTGAATATAAGGGCTATAATGTGACTATGTTCGACAATCCAAATCAGTTTAAGGAAAGTACCAATTTGGATAGTCTAGCACAGTTATTCTCGCAAAACAAGAGCGTATTTGTTTATCCATTCTGGGGTGATGATGATAACGGTGTTGCTGCAATCACACGTGCCGACATTCAAATTCAGTATAAGTTTGAGCCTACTTGTGTGTTTATGGGTTCAATTATTTCCGATAATGAAGGAAACTCAATCGGACATAAGTGTGCAGCAAGTGTTGATAATGGTATGAATGAACAATTAATCGCTGGTGAAGGTACAATTGAAATGATTCGTAAGACCACTGACGGTTTGATTGAGGAATACCAAATCAATGGTAATCAGCTTATTAACGAAAATGGTGTATGGTGTTACCAAATTCCAATGAACTTGGACTTCGTTGGAACTGATGAGTATGGTAATATTGTACCAACAGATAACCCAAGCAAGGG